TTAAGGACATAGACCCGGAGGTCCGGTCAGCAGCATGTGGTGACCACCGGCCGCTGCGACCTCCAATGCCTGCCGCGCTTCGGATTGGCCGGATACGTCGCTCAGGTCGGGCGGCAGGGCTTCCGTGCAGCCGTCCCCCTCAGGCGCGTCCTCCGCTGGTGGGTCAAAGTCCAAAGCCAGCTCTTTGGGATCTGCGCCAAAATCGTAGGCCAGCCGCGCGAGCGTGGTGTACCCGCGGACGTGCGCGCCCGGCACCAACCTGGCCTCTGCTGCGTTTGCTTCGGCCACCACAATGTCCGGGTAGCCCGCATTCACCGCAGCCATGACGGCGGGCAGGATACCCCTCACGGGCCTCAGCCTGCCATCCAGGCCCAGTTCGGCGATGAACACCGTGCCGCTGGTTGACCTGACGTCCTCGGCAGCCTGGAATGCCGCCATGGCAATAGCAAGGTCAAACCCCGAACCCCGTTTCGGCAGCGATGCGGGGATCAGGTTGGCGGTGATCTTCCGCCTGCTCAAGGGAATCCCGGAGTTCCTGGCAGCAGACCGGATCCGTTCCTTGGCCTCATTCAACGCAGCGTCTGGCGGACCCCTCTACATGTAACAATGGGCGTATGACCAAACGTGCAGCTATCTACATCAGGCAGAGCCAGACCTCAGACGACACTATTTCTCCGGAGCTACAGGAGAAGAACGTACGTCGGTTCATTGAGCAGCAAGGCTGGACAGTAGTAGGTGATCCCTACTCTGACATTGATATTTCCGGTCTGACTGAGGCCAAGCGTCCGGACTTCCTCAAGCTCAAGAAAGACTTTGCAGCCGGGAAGTTCGATATTGCCGTGGCTGATGACTTCTCACGCTTCAGCCGGAACAAGGCAGATGCAATGGCCCTACTTGGCTCCATGAACATTGCCACCGCCAAGGAAGGTGTTGCTGATGCTGATGACGACTTCATGCCAGCCATGTACTTCCTGTTGGCTGACAAGTTCTCCAAAGACATGTCCAAGCGCTGGCGGCACGCGCTCATGCACCGACTGTCCAAGGGACTTCCCGCGTCCGGTAACCGGCAGTTTGGTTATGACAAGCAAGGCAAGGAAGCGTACGTAATTAATCCCGTTGAGGCCGCTATCCTCCGTGAGGCGTACGACAGGTACACCAAGGGCGAAGGCGTACGGACGATCTGCGAGGACTTCAACAAGCGGAATCTTCCGGCTCCCGGCTCCAATGGTTGGTACTCGACGGGAATGTTTGACCTCTTGGATAAGGTCTTCTACGCGGGAAAGGTCAGCTACGACGGTCAGGAGTTCCCCGGCGCTCATGAACCGATCTTGACCAAAGCCCAATGGGCGGCATACCGGAAGGCACGCGAGAGCCGGAAGAAGCAGGACAGGCCGCGCAACCCTAAGTGGATGCTCCATGGTCTGGTGTTCTGTGGGCACTGTGGCGGCAAGATGCTTTCGCATATGGCCCGTGGAGTCCCTAACCTCCTGTGTGCAACGTACAACTCCAAGGGCAAGAAAGCCTGTCCGGGAACCTTCCGGAAGCGTGCTGTGGTACAGACTGCCGTGTGGTGGTGGCTTGGCTCGCACTTGGATGAATGGGCGTCTGCCATGCCTACCAATGATGAAGCCAGGATTGCTGCTGAGAAGGCTGTTGCCGATGCTGAGGCAGAGCTTGAGAGCGCCAATCAGGTCTATATGGACTTCCAGAAGTACGCCTTTGAGAACAAGCTCAGGCCGGAACTGTCAGCCTTGCAGTTGGCTCAGTACTCAGAAGCCATTGATAAGGCACAGGCCACCCTTGATGACGCTCTGGCGGAACTGGGAAGCTTTACCCCGGCTTCAGACGTGCATGAGCAGATCAGCCAAGGTTCGTTGCTTATGGGATTTGAGGCAGACCCAGAGGCGGAACCCTCAGAGGCCGCTACCGCCCAATTCAGGGAAGCCTTGAGCAAGATCATTGCCAAGGTGATCATCCATCCGGCTACCGGCAACAGTCCGCGTGATCCCAACCGGAACGCTCTAGAAGAGATTGAAGTGGTTCCTGTGGGCAAATAATTGGTTTCGTTGGGCGTCTCGTTGGGTTTCGTTGGAGGCCCTGTAGACTGAATCTCTGCTAGTTTCCCCATGGCTAGCTTCCGCAGAATCCCTGTAATCCCTTGAGATTACGGGGATTTTGTGGGTTAAGGGCCAACTTTCTTAGTCTAAGAAACTCTGGATAAACAACTATCTTAGTTTATCTAAGTTTATACAATTCGTTATTAGTGCTTTTTATATGGTAGAATAGATGTAAGCCAATAAACGAACTAGAAAGGGCTAAGCAATGCCTCAAGGCGTACGTACTCCGGTACAGGAACTAAAGAAGAGAATCAAGCACAACAGCACTCTTAGAGTAAAGGCCAAAGCCTCTTGGGAAGCCCGAGATGCTCACTACGTGGAGAAGCTGGAACAACTCAGGGAAGAGCTTAAGGCCGAGCTTATGAGTGAGACCCTGCAAGAGATTGAGAAAGTAGACGGCATGTGGCTCTACATGGACCTAAACGAAGAACCAACCACAGAGAAAGAAGAGACCGAATGAGTAATGAACTACAGGCAAAGATTGATGCAATCAAGGGCAAGGCCGTAAAGGTAACCGTGAAGACGGAAGTTGAACGCCTTGAGGAAGAGCTAGCAGAAGCCAAGCGTCAAGAGCTACACAGTAAGCAGCAAGAAGCCATGAAGGCCCTTGGGATCAATTTGCCAACGGAGAACATTCACACTCTCGTTCCTAAGCTGGCCCTAGCAATTTATGAGCTTCAGCAGGATAAGGACGCCGCGTGAAACGACTAGCAGCAGGACTTCTGGCCCTTGCCGTGGTGGCCGGTGTAACAGCCTGTGAACCCTCCGAGGAAGAGAAGCAGAGGCAACACGATTGCGCACAGCAGTACATCTATGACCACTGGCGGAAGCTGGACACTCAGGAAGCGCTCGACAAGCTCAACAAAGAACTTGAGCCAGCGTGCAAGGTCAATCCGGGATTCCTTCGAAACAAGGAATCGTGACATAGAAAAAGCCCCCGAATGGCATTACAGGGGCTTATTCTAAGCAAAGCAACAAAAAGACGTGGAATATGTAGTTATCAGAGAAAGGTAGATAGATAGATTACTTGAATAAATGAAATACCTTACCCTTATATTATACCATAATTTGCAGGGTAAGGACAGTTAGGGCAAAGCCCAAGGACAATACAAAACAAAACGAAAGAGGTCTGAATGACCACACCACAAACTAAACTAAGGAAATACATTGTCAGATACACAAACCTTCATTACCCTTGCAGTCGAAAAATGGCGTCTAGCTGAGCAGAACTCTCAGAACTTCCTACAGCCAGCAGACTTCTACAAGTTCACCAACAACCTTCCGCTGAGTGATCTTGACGCAGCAGCAACACTAAAGACCCTCTTCGAACATGAGCTAACTTTCATCCCCACTTCCGCCAACGGTGGAGACTGGTACGTGTGGAACGGAATTGTCCATGCCAAGGATGATCGAAACCTGATCGACGACTACCTAGCCACAGCCTTTGCAAACGCTCTCAAGGCCGCACATGTCTACGCTGAGAAGTGGATCAAGGATTCATCCATGAGTGATGATGACAAAGCCGCATCACGTAAGGGACTGGCCGAGCTTCAGAGCTACGGGAAGCGCATTCGTTCCCATGGTGGCCTATGGAACCTCAAGAGCCGTATCCGCTACGAGTTCCAAGAAGCTCCGGACTTCTTCGATCACGATCAGCGTTGGGCCGTTATGTCAGATGGCCGCGTAATCGACCTTGAGAACATCGACGCAGAGCCGCTGGCCCCAAGCCCCAAGCTCCCCGTATCAAGACATCTGGGAGTCACACAGCACGGTTCCTGGCCTTCCCTAGACGGCATTCCCGCCAAGTGGATTCAGGCACTCAATGACTGGACACCTGATAAGGAAGTACAGGACTACCTCCGCATTGCAGCTGGCGCGGCTCTGTTGGGCCGTGGAGACGCCAAGAACATCGTGACCTTGGTAGGACTCAGCCACACAGGCAAGAGCACCTACATCAACGTTCTACGTGAAGTGTTCGGCTCCTACGCCGGTGAGCTTCCCCCAACGGCAATCGTTCAGAAGTACGGCGGTGCTACCAACTTCGAGCAGCACAAGGCCCGTGGCAAGCGCTTCCTGTACCTCTCAGAGCCGCAGAAACAGCGCACAGACGATGCTTTCCTCAAGGCCCTATCAGGTGGTGGAGACACCATTACAACCTCTAAGAAGGGTCAGGACGGTGTTGAGTGGCAAGCACAGTGCGTCTTGCACATTGCCGCCAACCACATCCCCGAGTTCGACACCACGGACAACGCCATTGTTGGCCGTATGAACATCGTTGGCTTTGACCACGTATTCAGCCCTGACTCCATGGAGCGCAACAAGAACCTTGTACAAGACCTGATTGAGCAGGAAGGTTCCGGCATCATGTTTTGGATTCTCGACGGTGCTAGGGAGTACCTGAAGCTAGGTCATATCCCGGTACCTGCCTCTATCCGTAAGCGTGGCTCTCAGAACGTTGTTGAATCCTCCGCTGCCCTTACATGGTTGATGGACATGGTTGATTCCGGAGAGTACGTCATTGATCCCGATTGCTACATGAATGAGATGGTCATCCCCAAGGAGACTTATCCGATCTTCTCCCGCTGGTGCTTTGAGAACGGCGAAAAGCTCCTAACGCAGAAACGCTGGCTGAAGGACATTGAAGCCTTCAACAACATGCCAGCAGACCGCAAAGGTAAGCGTTCCGGAGGTAGTGCCCGAGTTTGGGGAGTCCGTGAGAGTGCAAAAAGATCTCAAAGAAAATTGCACCTGACCAATGAGGTTGGCGACGTGGATTTTACGAACATCATGAAGCAGCTAGATAATGCACCTACAGAGGTTTAAAGTGCATCCGAATGCATCTGGGGTGCATAGCAAAAATCCCTAGAACTCAAGGCTAGAAGCCTTATAAGTGCACAAGTGCAATTATTATTTATTTAGTAGTAGTAATTATTAAGTTACGTAGTAATACCTATATAGCAATAGTAGAGCTACCAGAAAAAAAATTTTTGCACTTGTGCACGACCAACGACGTATGACGCATGACGCTCCTTATAACAACAACCGCTAGGAGCGGAAATGTACGAAGATATGCCAATGCCACCCTTCCTTGAAGAAGGCGACTGGATCAGGGACGAACAAGGCCGATGGAAGATGGCCGGAGATAAGAACCCCGACATTGAGCCACTCACGGACGCTGATCTGTTCGACCTCAAATGCTCCGAGATGGACGCATACAACAGGTATTACCGATGAGCCTCATAGCAGCACTGATAGCGCTGGCCGTAATCGTGGGATGGATCATCAAAGACCACAGAGCCGTAATGGTGGAACTGGAAAGAATGCGACAGGACGGACTTGACGCAGAAGCAATTCCCGTATCTCGAATGCCAGTAAATGGTATAATTAATAGGTAGGGGGAATAACGCGGATTCATCATCTAGTTGCCTTCCTTAAACCTTATGCGGCACGACAAGGCATAAGGAGGATGGACGCAATGGACCCGCTTCAACTAATCACCGGACTACCGCCTGAATGGCTCCCACTATTCATAGTCATTGCCCTGCTTTACAAAGGCTGGCAACTATGGATATTGAGACCAAAGCCGAAGGACGATGATGACGTAACACCCGCCGTGGGATAACGGATGACAGCCGGGAACAGACCGGCCTTTGTCGTTTAACAGCCAAGGCTAATTGGCTAGGGCAGGAAGCCCACACGGATAGCAACCGTCGAAAGTGCTGGGAGATAAGCGGAGATATCGAATGGATATACCGTCATGCCCAAACGCCAGTACTCAAGTAAGCGCAGCCAAGCAGCACGCAAGATAGTAGCTGCCCAACTACCTGCCCCATGCTTCCGATGCAAGCGCATTGTCACAGCAGATATGAAGTGGGAAGCAGACCACATGATCAGCCGTGCTGAGGCTGAGGCAATGGGCATGAGTGAAGTAGAGCAAGACCTGATGGTTGCTCCCGCCCATGCCTCATGCAATCACAAGGCAGGAGCGAAGCTTGGCAATCAACTAAGAGCCAAAGCAAAAGCAAAGCCAGCCCCCCGCGTCATTGAAAAAGTATATCGTCCGAGTCTCGAAGCTTTTTTTGAAGAGGACACCAACACCCCGGCAAGTTGCCACACAAAATCCCTGCCCGATTCCGTAGACGGTTCTCAGGAGGCCACCAATGGCCTCTAGAGACTACAAAGCAACACCCCGCTTCCAATCCCCCATCCCCGCAGATGTTGACCTTACAGAGGCGCACAAGGCCGCTGAGAGCCTAGGCGTGAAGCTGCTTCCACAGGGTGAACAGGTGGCCGGCCTTCTGGAAGCCAGGAACCCCGATGGAACCCCTCTTTATCCAGAAGTAGTTATCCAGATGGGAAGGCGTGCAACCAAGACCACAAGCATTCAGGCGACCCTTCTAGGACGCTGCTTCAGCATTCCCGGTTACCGCGTAATCAGTACCGCCCAGAGTGGCACGTTGGCATGGCAATTCATGTCAGAGCTTGGAGGACAGCTTGAGGCCGCGTATCCGGATGAGGCTACCCGCCCATTCCGCTTCTACAAGTCCAATGGCAACGTCCGCATTGTGTGGGACAACGGTTCTCAGTGGCGCTCCGTGAAACCTGCCGCAGATGCCTTCCGTGGAAGCCACGCAGACGCGCTGCTCTTCGATGAAGCCGGGGAACTTGACGCCAAAACGAGTGATGACATTCTGGCTGGCGCTATCCCTGTGCTTGCCACACGTCCGAATGCTCAGCTGATCATCACCGGAACCCCTCCTAAGACACGTGAAGGCCTCCTGTGGCAGTACCTCGTTGCTGGCCGTAAGGGTACGGAAGACCTTGGAATCCTTGACTACTCCATGGACCCTGCCCTAGATGCCACTGACGAAAGCGTTTGGGAGGCTGTCTATCCCGGTTTGAGTTCCGGACTGGTGCCAATCAAGTTCCTTCGCAAGGCACTTGAGACACAGGGACTCTTGAACTTCAGCCGTGAATTCCTGTGCCTCGATCCTGTCTCAACTTCCTTGAGAGCTATCCCGGAAGAGGACTGGCTAGCCACACAGGTAGAGGAAATGCTCACTCTGCCCACGGATAACTTCTCAATCGCGTTCGATACAACCCAATCAGGGGATGCAGGAGCGGTTGCTGTGGCTTGGTACACCCCTGAAGGGCTTCCACACGTGCAGATTTTGGAGCATAAAGGCGGCATAAATTGGCTTCCCGGCTTCATTGAAAAGCTTCTGAAGGCCCATAAATCCGTCGAAATAGGCTTCGATTCGATTGGAAATAATCTAGCGACCTTCCAAACCTTGCAGCGTAAGCGCGGATTGAGCACCGCAAACCTTCGAGCAATGACCATGAAAGAGGTTGCTGGTGGTGTTTCCCTGTTCACTTCGCACGTTTCGGACCGCTCTTTGGTTCATGCCAAGGATGCAAGTCTGGACAAAGCAGCGGAGGCCGCAGCCTTCCGTTACTCCGGTGACTCGCGTCTGTGGAGCCGTGGCAATTCAGGTGATGACATTTCACCTTTGATTGCTGCCTCTGATGCTCTCTACATTGCCGCTGGAAAGCGTCACAAGAAGCCATTCGAGAAACGCGCTCCACGTACCTTCTAGAAATTAGTTTCTGTAATTGGCATTTCTGATCGTGGTATAATTAAAGGGAACTCTTTAGCCAGAGTCGCTCTTTTATTTTAGGTGCGGAGAAGGTTTTTCGTTCTCCGACTTTCTCCCTTCTCCGCACCATAGAGCAAAGCCCATGAGGCAAATTCAAAGTCAAAACAAAAATACGTAATACCTAGTGCCTAAAAAGGCTCTAGATTGTTTTGACTTTGGAGCATCATTGGGAATCTTTTCAAAGGCTAAGGCCATTGCGGACTACAATCCAGCAACAGGCTACCCTCAATCCACGCAGGTATCGGGACTCTTTAACCCGTCCACGCTGGCGCTTGCCATTTTCCCTGATGTTGACTCTTCCCTTTTCCCCGTAGACATTGCCACAGCGGACACAGTTCCCGCAGTCCGTCGCGGCGTTCAGATCATTTCTTCCGTAGGCTCACGCTTCCCGCTGGCTACCAACACCACAGGTTACGAATGGCTCAACACTTCTGAAGGTGCCATTACTCCTGCCCTACGTACCGCCCGAATTATTCAAGACCTCATTTATTACAACCACAGCCTGATTCAGGTATCCCGTGATGAATCCGGATACGTCAACGGCTACGCTCATCTTCCTGTTGCTTACTGGTCCATTGATGGGGATGGATTCATTCTCGTAAACGGCAAGAAAGTTGATCAGAACAGCGTTGTTTATATTCCCGGTGTGATGCTTGAGGGTTTCCTTGAAGCTGGCCGCGATGCCGTACGCCAGTACCGCAATATCACGGCAACGATGAACAACCGTACCTCCGTTCCGGAGCCGGTAACCCTCACAAAGGAAACACAGCCTCTAGAAGCTGATCCGGATGAAATCGAACAGATGAAGGAACACCTTCAGGCCGCAATGACTTCCCGTGGCGGAATGGTTCACGTTCCTTACGGTCTGGAAGTTGTTGGCTATGGCGGTTCAGATTCCGCTAATTCCCTCATGATCGAAGCCCGTGAAGCGTTGCGTAAGGACGTGGCTAACACTCTAGGCATCACAGTTGGTCTTCTGGACGGAACTAATGGCGATTCCAACACCTATAACAACGCTGTTGATGAACGCAATGAGCTTCTAGAGCTAACAATCAAGACCTTCACGGAACCGATTGCAGACCGTCTGAGTCAAAACGACGTTACCCCTGAAGGCGTAAAGGTCAGCTTCGACTATTCATCCTTCAAAACCAATGTCAGCAAAGCCAATACCGAAAGCCCGGTGATTGAAGATGCCTGAGGAAATCCCTGAGGAAACTCCTGAAGTTCCCGAACAAACCCCCGATGCAACAATGCCTTGCCCTATCTGTGGCGGACATTGGGTGACTTCTCCGGAAGACCCATGCACAGACCCCGTAAGAGGTAACCAATGACTGAAAAGTTTTCAATCGGTCAGCTAGTCAGCTTCTCCGAGAAGCGCGGAACACTCCGTTACAAGCTGGCCCCTTACAACGAGAAAGCACGTGACCGAGACGCCACATTTGCAGAAGGCTCAATTGACTTCTCAAAGGCTGAGGGATCAATCGTCAATCTCGAACATGACCAGTTCCGCCCGGTTGGGAAACTCTCCCAGCTTGAGAGCCGTCCTGATGGCCTCTACGCCACGGTGACATTGGCGGACACAACCCTAGGCCGTGACCTGTTCACGGAGGCCACAGAAGGTCTCAGAACCGGAATCAGCATGGAGCTTTCAAACATGACTCCAAGCTCTGGCCTTATCCAATCCTCTGTACTCACCGGAGCCGGATTGTGTGTGAATCCTGCACTTGGTTCCGCCCGCCTTCTCGCCTTCTCAGAAGACGCGAAAGAGGAAGAGGAAGAACCCCAAGACGCTACTGACTCGGAAGAAATCGAAGAGCCAGGAACCGAAGAAAACCCCGCTGAAGCCGAAGAGGCAGAGGCAGAAACCGAATCCGAAAAGGAAGAAGACGAGATGTCTGAAAACGCCGCTGTTCCTACAGCACTTAATGCCGCTGCTAACAGTGGCGCAAACCTTTCCCTTACCCCTGAGACCATTGCAAAGGCATACGCCACTAAGGACGTTCGCCTTGCTGCGACTCTTGAAGAGGCTGGCCTAGTTGGTCAGGACGCTGTTGTTGCTAAGTTTGCCCTTTCCGGCATCACTGGCTCTGCACACACGGCCAATGTCGAACAGGCTCAGTGGTTGGGCCAGCTTTGGTCTGGCAAGAGTTATGTCCGCAAGTACGCCAACCTTGTCAACACTGGCTCTCTGACCTCCTACAAGGTAGAAGGCTGGAAGTTCATTGTTAAGCCACAGGTAGGCGACTACGCTGGCGACCTCGCTGAGATTCCTACTAACACCGTTACCACAGAGCACTACTCGGAAGATGTAGACCGCATTGCAGGTGGTTGGAAGCTTGACCGCAAGTACCGCGACTTTGGAAACACTGAGTTCATCTCTAGCTTCTTTGCCGCTGCTACTGAGGATTACGCTCGCAAGTCTGACCGTAAGGTTCTTGACTTCCTCGTTGCTAATGCACAGTCCGTAACTGGCACTGTTGTTCCTTCTGGTGTTGCTCCTGCCGCTGCAAAGATCGTCAAGGGTGCCCTTTCCATGATCGACGTAGCTACTCCGTCGTTCGCTCTCGTTGGCCTCGCTGCTTACGAATCCATGCTGCTTACCCGTGAGGATGACAGCCTCAAGTTCATCACTCAGGCTCTCGGTCTTGAAGGTGGCAACACTGCCGGATTCCAAGTAATCCCTTCCGCTGAAATCGGCGCAAATGATGTTTACGTTGGTGCTAAGGAAGCCGTTACATTCTTCGAACTCCCGGGAACTCCTATTCAGGTTTCAGCCTTGGACGTGAGTAAAGGTGGAGAGGACGAGGCTTTGTTTGGGTATTATGCCTTGATTCTTAACGATGCTCGCGGACTCAAGAAAGTTTCTTAGTCCATAAAAAATTTCAATCTCTTACTGAGAACGATACTCACTCTCACGAAAGGACAGGCGCATGTACTGGAACTTTGGTAACACCTCATATGTAGAAGCCGTCTGGCCGGATTCAGTGCATATAGACCCCTTGGCCTATGAAGCCCTGTTTTCCACAGCTAACGCATTGTGCCGAGCATTTGCGCCTGTCCTTCCTGAGGGTGCGGACGTACCCGATTCTTGGAAGCTCGCTGAAATCATCACCGCTCGCGATATTGCCTCAAAGATGGGCGGAGGAAATCAGGAAGAAATTGGCTTTGATCAGCAACGTATTCCAACCGCTCCGCTTATCTGGCTGGCTCGCGATCTTCTCCGTCCAAAGACTAACCCCGTTATGAGGCTCCGCTAATGGCCGAGACAATCCGCGAAATTATTGCCGAACAGATCAAGACGGACAATCCCACCTTTGTTGTAAAGGCTTTTGCCGCCTCTAAGCCAGAGATTGAGAAACCAACGGTTTACGTCTACAGGGAAGCAGTAACCAGCATTCCTGAGAAGGCGGCTATTGGGCACGAAATAAAGGTGGCTCTCATGGTTCCCGGTCTTCCGTCTGAAGCCAGTGAGAACGCTCTAGATGAACTTCTGGCCGGAGTTCTTACCAGCCTTAACCGCTTCAAGCTTGGTCAGTGGTCCCGAGCAGAGCGAACCGTCTTTTACGACACCTACAGCGGCTATGAAATCACTGTCACAGCCCACACATCAAACATTTTCAAGCCTTCCGCTTAATCCTGAAAGGGGCCAAAAGTGCCTTCTCTTCCACACAAAGTAATGAATATCTCTGCTGCTTCTACAACTATTTCAGCAGTGGACTTCTCGGATGCTATTACCCTAGTTACCTTCAACCAGACCTCCACGGACACCGTTTGGACTCCTATCTCTGGAAATACTCAGACCTCTACCGGTGTACCAGTTTGGACCTGCACGGCAGAATTCGGACAGGATTTGACGGCTAACACCACTCTTACCAACTTCCTTATTTCCAACCACGGCAAGACAGCAACTATCGCTTTCAAGCCAAACGGCGGAACTCAGACTGTCAGCGCTTCTGTGACGCTCAAGGCTCCCGCAACCCTTGGTGGTGGAGTTGGTGTTGCTACATCGTCCGCAGAGTTCGCAGTGAACGGACAGCCGACTGTGACCACAGGCGCTAGCTAATAGCAATGTTTGAAGTTGATCAGTCCCGCCTCCGTGCGGCTAACAAGCGATTTAGGCAACTCCCTAAGGAAGTCAAGAATGACCTCAGGAAGTACCAGCGTGCGGAGGCAGGACCGATCTGGAAATCAGAGGTAGCTTCACACCTTGGAGCTACCCCTATTTCTTCCCGCGTCTTCAAGACCGGTAACACCGTGAAGGCAGGAGCGGTTATTACGCTCCGTGCTGGTGGTTCCAATAAAAGACTTTCCGGTGGAGCAACAGCCGCCGAGCTTATCCGTCCTGCCGAATTCGGTTCAAACAGGCGTGAGAGCTACACCAAGTTCTACCGAACCTCACCTAACGGAACCCGCCACGTGGTTACCCGTAGGTCTTCCCGCCAGCTGCCTCCGCGCAGACGTGGCGGATACGTGATCTACCCCGCAGCCGGTGGAGCCACCAAGCGCATTGTGTCGCTCTCCGTACAAACAATTACCCGCAGTATTTATGACTCCGTGAAAGGTTAACCATGGCGCGACCAATTGAAATCCCCATAGCCATTGATGCCGATGGCGTGGACAAAGGCGCAGCCAAAGTTTCTGATGCCTTCGAGAAGGTTGAGGACAACCTCAAGGACGTAGCCAAGGCCGGTGATAAGGCGGGCAAAGACGTTGCGGACTCCATGGATGACGCGGCCAAGAAGATTGACCGTGACCTTACCAAGGCTCTCAAGGACGTAGAGAGCGAAGCCAGGAACTCCGGTAAGGGCATTGGCGACGGCGTAAAGCGTGGCACTGACAAAGCCTCTGAGGGCTTCTCTGAGATGAAGGATGAAGCTGCTTCCACAGCTAAGGAATCTGCTGCCTCCTTCGGATCGATTGAAGATTCCGCTGATGCTTTGCAGGAAATATTGGCCAATGCCGCAGCCGGATTCGGTCCAATGGGAGCCGCTGTAGGTATCGCCCTAGCTATCGGCGTCGGTCTTCTCACCTCTTCCCTTCAGGAAAGTGCGGACAAGATCAATGAGAACAAAGAGAAGATGCTGGACCTTGCGCAAACGCTCAAGGATAAAGGCGGCGACTTCGATATGGGTGACGCCATCCAAGCAATGGATGATTACGGATTCAGCATTCAGGACACCAAAGAATGGTGGGAGTTCTTTCAGCAGGATGCTGTATCCGGATTTGAAGAACTCCGTAACCGTGCTGAAGCTGCTGGCATTTCCATTGGTGATGCTTTCCGTGGGCAGTTCGGTGAGCTTGAGGACGCTAAGAAGGTCTCAGAGCAACTAACCGGAAAGCTCAAGGAACTTGAAGACCAAACCCGTAGGAACGGTATTCAGGTTGACGAGTTTGGCCGTGTTACTGAATCAGTCGATCCGGCTATGCAAAAGCAGATCAGCGGAACTAAGGAACTTTCCGATAAGGTCAAGGACCATATCAAGAACCTTGAAGCCGCTGCTGAAATTGAGCGTATCCGTCGTGCTGCCATTGAGGGAACCACAGAGGCCACTCTTGAAGACCTAGCTGCTTTGCAGAAGCGCAATGAGACTATTCAAGGCGGGATTACCACCGAGCTTGATTATTGGGAGCAGGTAGCTGAGACAACCAAGACTCTTGAGGAAAATGGCAAGACTCTTGATAAGACCACTCAGGCAGGACGCGATAACACACGTGCCCTTATTGATCAGTCCAATGCTGCTAAGGATATGGCGACCTCTCAGCTTGAGGCCGGAACCTCTGCCGATCAGGTAGCGGTAAACCTCGCTAATCAGCGTGAGGCCCTGTTGCTTCAGCTGGACGCTATGACAGGTTCACGTGCTGAGTCTGAAAAGCTTGCTGAGTCTCTTGGTCTTTTGAATAAGGACTTTATCGCTGAGGTAAAGACCAACGGTGTTGCCGAGTCCAAGACCGAAATTGAAACAATCCCGGCTACCACTGACACCACTGTAAATGTCTCCCAGACAGGCGCGGAGGAAACCCAAGCCCGTATCAATTCGGTACAGGGCAAAGAGGTCAAGGTTGACGTTGACGATGAATATACGGTCAAGGAAGTACAAAACCGTATCGACGGAATCCGTGGCCGTGACCTTGTAAAGATCGATGTTGACGACGATTACACCGTAAAGGCTGTACAGGACCGAATCAGCGGGATTCAGGGCAAGGACGTTTATATCAATGTCAGGATTGCCAACAAAGCTGAGATTGATAACTACTTCAGTTCGCTTTCACAACCCATTAGCAAGACCGTAAATATCGAAACACGCGGAGGCGTACCGAATGACTAGTACCATTACGGCCATTCCTGATCCGAACACAGGTTCGGTACAACTGAATATCACTCAGGAGTCTTCTGTCTCCAAGGTAACCCGTACGGATTCCAACGGAATTACTGAGGTTCGCGTTTCTGCCGGTCAGTTCCCTAGCCCGTCCAGCGGAACCACAATTCTCAAGGACTATGAAGCCGCCCACGGAATCAACACCTATACGGCGTATGTGGATGAGTACGTAACTCACACGCAACAGGTTCCTAACCCGTCCTTCGAAGTGGATATGTCCACGTGGACCCTTGATGGTGTTACGGCAACGACGCAAACCTCATTCTCGCAGATGATCAAGTCCGGACTCCGAAACACTCAGGTTATCTCTGACGGAACTAGAACAGTTCCCGGAATCTCGGTTATTGGTTCTACCGTGCGCCCTCAGATTGTGGAAGGGGAATGGATCGGATTCAAGGCATTTGTTGCGACCGAAAACGCCAACTATCAGACTCGAATTCAATTCATCTTCCGTGATGCCGCTGGCGCTTCAATCGTTGGCTCTTCCGTAGCGACTCCTTTTGAAGCGACACCCTTCTACGGAGGCGGAACCCCTCAGCTTGTGGCCCAAGCTCCTGCCGGTGCTGCTTCCGTGGCGCTCTATATCCAGTTCCGCAACGGAGACGACACAGCCAACTTCGTACCCTCTGGCAAGCGTATGTGGGTGGACACTGTGAGGGCATTCAAGGGTGCCACGGAGGCGGAAGTTCTAGACCTCCTAGCAGAACCGTACTGGGACGGGAACACGGCCAATACCTCTGATATCGAGTACGCATGGACAGGGACAGCCAACGCTTCCCGCCAAACCCGTACAAGGCACATCACCACAGTCTCAACCTCTGCGAACCTTCAACTAACCAAGCCGTGGTTGATGGTCCCGATTGCGCCCAATTTCAGCGAAACCGCTGAGAGCATCACGGACTATTCCAGTGGCCGAGCTTCCAACTCGACAGTCCACAGGATCATCGGACGTGCAGACCCGATTGTTGTTCAGGGCAAGCTAGGTACCCGTACGGGAACCCTTGAAATCTGGACTGACTCCGTGGCCTCCGCTAACAAGCTCGCTCGCGTCTTTGACCGTGGAGAAGTTGTGATGCTCAAGCAGCCTGTGGACGGCATAGATATGTACTTCACGGCTGATGATCTGGAAGTCTCCCCGTACTCCGTGGAAGGTGCTGCTGAAACCCGCTACAGGTTCCGCGTTGCCTTCACTGAGGTAAAGCGTCCAACAGGCAACCTCTCTGGCGCTCTTGGCTGGAACTTCGATGAACTGGCCGCGACCTATGGAAGCTTCTCAGCCATCCTGGCCGATTACCAGACATTCGATGACCTCACCATTGGAGGGGCGTAATGGCCGCGATTACAGCCCCTTGGGGAATTGAGGCACAGAGCCGCATCAGGGAGCCTCACAGGCAGGTTCTTAAGGCCACCGTGTACCCGGTGACCGGCGATCCTTTTGACTTGGAGGTTCTGAATGCGTCCGTGACTTTGGATGAGTCTTGGTCTCCGCGCATTCAGGCTTCCTTGTCCTGTGAGATTCCATCGGACAACGCACTGCTAGCGAAGCTGGACCCCCGTAAAAGGGTCCGCGTGAAAATCTACGCAGGGTATCAGTGGAACTCCGTAAGTGAAGACGTACAGCTACTAGCTGACCTCCACTTGAGGACTCGCGATATCAAGCGTCCGGACAACACCCTTGAGTTGCGTCTAGGTGGAGATGAATGGCTAGCTCAGGACTACAAGCGCCAAAGCTGGGACACTCAGCCGCCAACAACAAACCTGTTGGACTTTGTGACATATCACAAGAACATTGCTTCCATTCCGGAGACAACACCGGCAGTCATCACGGACTTCCCAACGTACTTTGGTGCCTCTTCCCTAACCGGAGTGGTGCAGGAACCGGGACAGGACTCGTGGAGGCTTCTGGCGGACGCTCAGGACCGCGCAGGGTGCCGTATCTATGTGGACGGCGAACGCCGTTGGCACATTGAGAAGTTCCCGCGTCTTGGTGTTACAGCGCTGAACCTGACCGTTGGTGTTGATGGAATCATCACCGAATCCACAGCCAGCCTGAACCGTGAAGGTTTCACCAACGCTGTAACGATCAAATATGCGTGGCGTGATGGAGCCGGAGTTGAGCAGGTTGTTTATGGCAACTGCTTTGTGAATGAAGGCGAATTTGCAACGTCTTCCATTGGCTTCAATGTTTTCTACCTTGAGCGCGACATTCCAGCCACACAGGCACAGGCGGACGCAGCCGCCAAGAGCATTCTTCAGAACCGCCTCAAGCGCGGCAACAGCTACTCACTCAGTGCTGTTAATGCGTTCTGGCTGAAACCGGGAATGACCGTAACAGCCACCCTGCCGGAAGGTGACCAACGAAAGATGTTGGTTTCATCCGTTGACTTCAGCTACCCCGATGGACTGATGAGTCTCAAGATTCGCCAGCCCGAAGACCTATCAACCGCAGCAACACCGTAAGGAAATCAACATGCCTCAAACAACCAATTACGGCATCCAGTACCCGACAGGCTCACAGGCCCCTAACGTCCCGCTAGTCATGCAAGCAACCGCCGAGAGTGTGGAAGCTGCCCTGACAACCATTCAGTCCAGCACGACCGCCAGCGTGGCCCTTGGTGGTCTGTACAACCAGTTCACTAGCTCTGGAAGCTACGGACCTCCTAGGTACACACGCGCCTTTAACAAGACCGTGAACACCACGGGAATGATTGGTACGACTGGCTCAACGATCACGATGACAGCCAATACTCAGTACTTGATCGGAACCCTTCCCGCTGGCAACCGTCCGGCCTATGACCAGATGATTGCCGTCAAGACCTCCGCAGCAATGGGCGGCAACGGAACGCTCTACATCCGTGCCAACGGAGATATCCACTTTGAGAACTCCGCTGGCTTCACCGGACTTGCTAAGGCCAGCTTCTTTATCTCGCTGGACAACATCAGCTGGACCGCGCTCTAG